TATCTTTATGGTGATGCTTCGGGGAACAATAGGACAGGTTTAAAGGATACCAAGACTCTTTTTGTTTTTTTTCTAAAGGGGTTGCCTTTTAGGCCGAACATGAGAATACCTAGCCAGAATCCAAGGTATAAGCGAATAGCTAAGGGTTCATTAGGTAGGCTTAGTTTTATAAACCTTCTCTTTAGCGGGAAGATACCTGTAAAAATAAAGATTAGTCCAAAGTGTGCTAACTTTATTAGTGACTTAAAGTATTGTGTACAGAATGCAAATGGGCAAATGGATAAGAAGGTTAGAGATGGTCACCACTTAGATGCATTCCAGTATTTTGTATGTCACCCTGAATCATTAGGATATTTAGCAGAGATTAGAAATAATAAAAGATAATTATAACAATTCTAATCAACAGCAATAAAATGAATAAGAGACTAGAAAAAGTTATAGGCGGTTACACTCATAAGGACTACTGTTATACGGTAGACCTGGCGAAGTTTTATAGACAAGTAGTTACGGGAGAGGATCAAAAGGAATTGATAGTAAACTATAAGCCCCGTGAAACCAACGAACAGAAGGCACAAAGAGTGCGAATAACCCAAAACCGTACAAAGTCTATAGCGGATAAAATAGAGGGGTTCTTTAAAAAGACATTCAGACCAGATAAAATTAAGTTTGAAGTAGTCCACGACAGCGAAGAACAGCAAGATAGAGTAAAAGGCCATTTAGACAGATACGGGAATGATGGCCAGAGCTTATTAACATGGTGTGAAGAGGCTGCACTATTCTACAATAACATAGACCCTAATGCGTTCTATTGGGTTAAGCACACAAGAAAAGACGAAGTAGATAATTTTGAACCGTTTGTTTTTTCTTCTGAGGAAGTAAAGAACTACAAAATAGAGCAGGGTTTAGTTAAGTGGTGTGTTTGCGAGGTTACAGAGACTATAAATTATTCTACAAAGGATTCCCAAAATGAAAAATCTATTTCAATTCTGTACTATTTCAGTAAAGAGGGTTTAGAAATAGCGATAGAACTTAATGCAGATGTAGAAGAGCATACAGATTTCTATAAGATGTTCCAAGATGAAGAGGGCAACTATTTAGAGGGGATAGAGACCGAGGATAAAAAGGATAAAACCTTTTTACTGATGTTCGAGGAAAGCGATAGCGGGATTGTTCCTGTAACTAGAATGGGCTACAGCCACGATAAAAAGACAGATAAAAGAACTTATGTTAGCTTTTGGGATGGTGCAACAGAAGAGTATAAACAGCTTATTAATAGAGGTTCTGAGTATGACTTAAGCTTAACCCTCCATGCATTTTTACAGAAGATAAGTTATTACACTCCTTGTGATTATCAAGATGAAATGATGCATCGCTGCCAAGGTGGAATATTGCATCCATCAGAGAAGACGTGCCCATCATGTAGTGGTACAGGTAAGAAAGTTCATACAAGCTCACAAGATGTAATAGAAATACAGTTGCCTAATTCAGATGGCGATAATATAAACATTAGCCCTAGAGATTTAGTACATTATGTAGAACTTCCAACGGAGATACTTAAGCAACAAAAAGAAGATGTTGACGAATTTAGCGGGAAAATTACCGAGTCCGTATTTGGTGTTAATATATCAGATAGGAACGGCACGGATCATGCAACGGCGACAGCTGTAAGAAGCTATAAAGATACAGCGCAAGATATTCTATTTGACTTCACAAAAGCCCCTAGAAGACTCTTTTTATTTACCGTTGAAGTTATAGCTCGAACTTTAATGATTGAAGATATAGGGGCTTCTTTACTGTATACTAATCGCTATGACTTAGAGAGTGAAGAACATTTGATTGATTTACTACAAAAGGCAAAGGCAGCAGGGGCAGGAGCTGCAGTAATAGATAATATTATGGATAGGCTTTCTGTTAAGCAGAACAGGGAAGATTCAAGCCAAATGAGTATTTTTAAGGCACTTAGGCAATTTATACCATTCTCACAAGTGGAAAAAGATGTATTAGTGCCTTATGTTTTAGATCTCCCTGATAGTAGCTTACAAAAAGCATTGTTTTTGAATAGCAAAGAAATAGCAATAGACTTAGCAAATACAGTATCTACATTTTTAGATATGGATTATGAGGTACAGAAGGCCGAAGTAATGAGAGTGGCACAGCTTTACGCACAGCAGGCGCAATCAGATAATAGCGTAAGAAATATAGCAGAGTTTAGAGAAAGCGATATAGAGGACATAGAAGGGTAATAGATGGGATTAACAATAAAAGAATTAAGGAAGGTAGCTAGAAAGCGTAGCAGGATGCTTAGAAGAGCAGAAAGCGGCTTACTGAAAAGAGCTGGCAATATGGAAAGAAAGCTTAATGCTTACCTTCTTAATATTTTATTACCATCATTAGATATTAGCAATGGGAATATTACAAACACTCAAGCTAATTTAAGGAAAATAAATAGTGCTAGTGGCTTAAAAAACTTTATTAAGAACGTAGTTAATCTAGAGATGTTTAAATACTACGATAAAGAATTTGATAAACTATCAGGGCAAACGAATAGATATTTTAATAGATTCGAACCAACGGAGGCAGCAGCAAAGAGGATTACAGACAGAGGTAAGACTATGGTAGATGGTTTTGTAGACGAGTTATTTGGTAACAACCAGATTGTTAAAAGTATACAGGAAAATATAAGAACAGCGATACGAGGAGAGAGAAACATAACAGACTTTAAACAGGTTCTTACGGATCAAATAAAGGGCAAGGAAGATAAGCTAGGTTTAATTAGGTCTTATCACTACCAGAACGGTTATAATGAGTTTCAGGCTTATTCCAGAAGCTTAGATAATGATTTTAGTAAAGCTTTAGATTTAAACTATGCTATCTACGCAGGTGGAGAGATAAAGACTACTAGAGACTTTTGCGATGATAGGAACGGGAATGTTTATAACAGAGAGACTATATTAAGTTGGAATCATACTCCTGCTACATGGCAAGGAAGGAAGGAAAATAATGACATTCTAATAGATATGGGTGGTTATAATTGTAGGCATGATTTTGATTGGATTAGTTATGCGTTAGCAAGAAGAATAAATCCTAATATAGAGAAAAGCGAATTTGATAAGTAATGGCATTTAAATACTACTTAAATAACGAAGAGTACACACCTATTAATACAGGTGGCTTTAGCTTTGATATTCAGTTAGTCAAAGATGCGGGCGCATACCACTATACTACAGAATTAGGCGGTAAGATTGTTTTTGGTGGTAGTGCTTATGACTTTATACTTAAGCATAGCGATTGTCAAAGGGTAGAATTAAGAATAGAAGAAACCTGCACAGAGGGAACATTTAAAATACTTGATTTATACTTTACTAATCGTGATTGCACATGGAAACCCGATTTAAAACAAGTAGAGATACAGCCTAGGGCTAATACTCTTTATCAATGCCTATTGGATAATTATGACAGGAAATTTAACTTCTTAGAGACTCCTAATGTTGTGTCTTCATTCTTTGACAGTACACCTAACTTTGAATATGTTGTTAGAATCCCTGAAAATACACTATACCCTGAAGATTTACCGAACTTTGGAAGCTATGTAGAAGTTTTCCCTGGTGATACATCTCCTTTCTTTGGGTTTGTAGTCTATGTTAGAGAAATAGTGACTACTTACTGTCAAGGTGGAGAGCCTCAACCCCCTGCGGGTGAAGGTTGGGAGATATTAGAGGATAATTGCGAAGGAAGGAACTTAGTGAAGTGGTATAGGAAACCTCCTGTTTTTGTCGATCCATTATTACTTATTGGCAACTTCGGAGGGTCTACTTGTATTGCTCCTTGTGTACCTTCTCCTCCTCCTGTTACTGTAGATGAAGAAGATTGGTTTCTAATGGATACTTTAGAGTTAGCAGGTACTATATTTTCATTCTGGGTGGATTATAACATAATAAAAGAGGGGCAATTTGATTTAAACAATGGGCGGTTATTTACTGACGTGGTAAATTATGGACTCAATAAGCATTGTGAGGAATTAGACTTGCAAAGTCAATTTCTTTTTCAAGATATAAACCCTGTAACAGGTAATACGCCATCAACTACGAAAGGCATCCAAATGCACGCCATAAGCGATGTGAAAGACCCTGAAGCAGACGAAGCAGCTACAAGAGAACTAACCACATTAAAAGAGATATTGGAAGGATATGTTAGCTCTAAACTTAATTGCTTTTGGTATATAGACGAGAATACAAAAAGGCTAATAGTAGAGCATTACAACGACTTAAACAATACTTCCACATTAGATTTAACAGCAATAGAGGGCGGGAAATGGCTAAGGAATAAGAACCAGTATGAGTATGACAATACAGACATACCAAGAGCTGAGGAATTCCCAAGTTTAGATAGCTCAATAGACTTTACAGGAGTTAATATAGATTATGACAATCCATGCGCCACAGGCAATAAAGCATATAATACAGATAAGTTCTTTAGTGAGGTGGCGGTTATTATTGGAGAGCCTGACGAGTTCCCAAGCGATGGTATTGTAATGATTACTCCTGACAGCCTAAACCCCGAAGATATAAGCGCTGAAAGCGGGGCAATAACTGGCGACTTTTTACCGAACAGCCCACAAGGTATGGCCAACTTGCACGGTAAGTTCTGGAAGTACTATAGACCATTCCCAAATGGAGAACTAAACTTTAATAATGAAGAGTTTAATAAGAATAGACCTGTAAAGAAGCTACAAACTGTACAAGTGCCTATATGTTGTTTCCGTTTCTTTGATCCGAGAGCAAACTTTATAGGCAACAACTTTACAGATGGCCAATTACAGAGCGCAACTTATAGCCCTGCAACGGGATTTATAGAACTAACGATACAATACAATGAGTAGTTTACATATATTAAATAAAAGCACAAGGAATAAAATAGGCGGCGGCCTTCCTTTTTATAACAAGACAGATTATATCTTTAGTTTTGAAAATAACTGTTTTAATAATGATGATGGTTTATGGACTGTACCAGATGACAAAATACCTACTTTCCAATTATGTATAGATCAAGGAACGTTAGTTAGTATCAGATTTAGACAGACTTACGGGTCTAATAATTTTGTACCTATGACTCAGCCTAATTGGTTTTATGCGAATGCTACCCTAACCAATGGGATAACCATTACGGGGGTACAGATAAACGGCCAACAAAAGTATATTTACGAGAGTTCAGATAGTGTAACTTTAGCGCCTACTGTGCCTCATGCAAAATGGATAATAGAGTTAGTAGTAAATGATGGATTAGAAGAGTTTACATACTATAGTGAGGAATTTTCAGTAAAAGATTGTTGTTAATGAGCTTCTTAGATTTTGCCATATCACTAAAGTTAGTAATAGATGAACTAGAAGAAACTAGAGAGAGGGAGTCTATTTTAATAGGTCAAGAGCTTACGGCCTTAGTTAGGCGAAGAGTGCAGAATGACAAAGTTAATAGTATAGGTTCTTTGTTTACTCCTTATACTCCTGCATGGGCGAAGATTAGAGAGGACAATAATCTGCAAGCAGAGCAGAAAGATTTTACGTTTAGCGGCCTCATGTGGAAGAATATAGGCGTAACAGATGTTAATAATAATAGCGGCGTAACAGAGGTTAGTATAGGAGGTCAGACGGAACGATCGGCCACTATATTAGAGGGGCAAAGTACTAGAGATGGGAATATAATAGAACCTAACGAACAAGAGGTGCAATTTGTAGTAGAAGCACACCAAGAAAGAATATTTGGAGTATTGAATAAATTTCTATAATGAAGATTAGATACATAATAGACGAAATATTAACGCCTAGAATAACCGCTTTAGATTGGGTAGATAGATATGGCGGCATAGTTAAGACTGTAAACTTGGAAATAACAGGTAAAAATGGGCTAGAAGTAAGGCGCTATCCTGTTGCCTGCGATGTAACAGAGAGGGATTGTTCTAATGATGCAATACAGCAAGATTTAGTACCTAATGACAATTATAAAAGTGTTGTATATTGGGAGGAAGTTACGCCAATGGCTAATTCTGGTTTTACAGGTACTAAGGATTTTTATACAAAAAAGTTTAAAGGAGTTGCTAGGATTGTAGTTTGGCTTAATCTAGCTAAATTAGGAATAGATAATTGTAAAGATGGTTTTTTAACTATCCCATCACTAGAAGAGGCGTTAACAATCAAGGGAAAGAACCTACCTACTCCTTACGATGGTTTTCAATTTTGGGTGCAACCTTTGAAAATGGTTAAGCAGGATATTAATACTGTTTTCGGGAAGTACGACTACAATAAGCTAAAGAACTTCTATTTATACCCTTATGACTTCTACGCAATAGATGTAGCTTTTGAGATGAACCAATGTTTAGCAAAGGGCGGGGTTTATATTCCTAATGCTCCTATTGACTGACCTAATGATATAGGTATTAGTGGCTGTGACGAGTTATTGAGCTTAATCACTCCTGAGTTAAAATGCGATTGTGTTATACCTTCATTAGATTTCACTCCAGGCAATGATATAGACTTTGACTGCTTGAATAGTCAACAGATAGATGATTTAACAACTAGGTTGTGTGGCGATGTGTACGAAAATACGCATAGTTTACTATTTAATGGCGTTGATGATTATGTAGAATGGCCTGCTATCTCTGCTTATGATTGGGCTAGTACTCAGCCA